ATAAGATGTTGCTGAAGAAAATCAACACACTGTAACTGTAGCTGCCCGTAAGCCTGTATTGCTCTTTGAACTTTGAATTTCCACTGCCTGACTAAAACATTATCAATGACCAATTTTACAGCGCATTCTTTATTTTCGACATCTCCAGCGGTTATTGCACCTTCTGGATTGGATATTGAAAAAGAAACATCTGATGGGGCAATAATCCCGCTTGTGCCTGTGTTCCAGCGCATGGACACGCCGTTAAAACTATCCGGAATTATCTTTGCTTCGTAATCAATGCTGTCTAAATATCTGATTCCGTTTGTGTTGCCTGAGTATATATACTCTCCTGCTTCTGTTCCCTCAATTATCTGTCCACCCCAAATATATAGTCCAGAGGCATTATCCCCAACATAATTAACAGTATGTTGATGCGGTGTTGTGTAATAGTTAATTCCACCCCAGCCATTCACTGGACCAAAAGTTTCCGTAATAGAGCATCGATACCAGCCATCCCCCACATCTACTATAGTCGCCTTTGTTGGGTCAGTTGCCCAATCTACGATACCTTCCTGTAAATCAAAGTATGCAGAAAGTTGACCAATCCAATTAGATACAAAGGCGTTCATCATCACGAAATATCTGTGTTCACCTTTTTTTGCGTAAACACTCATCGTATATGTTTTATTTGCTTGCATCTGTATGAATTGGTGCAATCTATGGAAATCTGAACTTCCATCACCTTCAGCACAAATAAATTTTTGGGATAAAGATGATCCATTAGGAGCCAAAACTCCAACTGGATTGATTATTACTTTATTATATACCCAAGGTCGTGTTGAACCAACATCAGCAGTATTCCGAAAATCCTCACTATACAGCAATAAATTTGTTTCGTATGCATTATCCGTATTAGGTAAACTAACAGCCTGGGTACTCCACTTGTACGAATCTAGCTCAAACAACCATTGAACGCTCATGCTTTCACCCCCTCAACCCGCAACGTACAGCTATTTATTCCCTGCAGCATTCCTTGTGTGTACGTTTTTGACAGGGGAGACATGAACCTGACCACATACGTTTTAGTATCTGTTGGGTGCTGCCAGTAAAATGTGCGCTTGCGCCCGTTTGCTTTCATTGTGTCATGCCAAAAATCTAAAATGGTGGAGCAATCCGCATCCGGTAAATACGTCCACTGTAAGGTAACTGTAAAATAGCTCTGATCAGAGACGCCGACAACATCCACGGAACCATCGTCAAATTCATGTACTATCTGGCGTCTCTCCCCGGATTCCGTCATGGTTTGTTGCGGTGTGACCGTAAGCGTCGTAGCGGTATAGTCCGCTATTTTTGTGGGAAGATAATTAAACATGCGCTACTCGCTTGATTTGTCGTTGTGTTTCTCTGTCCGTACGAATAACATCAACCGTGATGTCTTTCAACTCTTTATTTCCAACGTACACTTTAACAATCGTATCCCCACCGCCCATCATTGAACGAGTATCTGTATTATTGAATACTTGCGCGGGTTGATTAAATCTGACCAATTCTGGCCCTTGCTCTCCGACCATTGCCCAGCCTGGAGAAGCAAACCCACCTCTTTCAAATTTAGCAGTTCTGCCGTCTAATTGCCCAGCGTATCTAAAATGCTTAATTAATTCATCCCAAGAAAGCGTAGCAGCTTGTCCAATCCAGTATTGCAATCCTTGACTATCTGGACTGATCCCAAACATATCCCTGTATAATTTAGTAACCTTGTTACTTAATGCTTCATGTTCTTTCGCACCGGGAGTCTGTATCCAATCATGGTACTCTTGTGCTCCAGGAACATTTGTACGCCAATTATCAAACAATACTTCGCTTGATGTTTTTCCAGTGCCAGCAGTAATTTGATCTACAAGCGAACCGCCCCCCTGATTCGAAATAAACTCAAGCTGGGCGTTTATCCTATTCAATTCATAATACAGATCAGCAAGAGACTTTCCTTCAGTCGCACTGTTTTGTAGATCATACAAATCCTTGAGCACATCGCCAGTAGCATTCTTGCTTCCCCCAAATCCCTGGAAGAAGTCCAAATACTGACTGGCGAAACTGGTAAAATCTGAAATCCTATCGGGATCATTCTTTGCTGCTGTAAGTAATTCTTGATACCTGAGTTCAAACCATTCTGCCGATTGCACAGGAGCATGTCCCCCGCCCATAATTGAGTCAATCAAGGATTGAATCACATTATGATTCTGGATCATCTTGTTCAAATTGGTTTGCTGCTTCTGTAAATCCTTTGACTGATCAGTTAATTCTTTTGCAGCCTGTTTCAGCCCCCACATCTGCCACAACAAATCTTGCAGTGGTTTGGAAGCATCTCCGTAAGCATCCTGTAAAGCAGCTAAATCCAACAAATGTTCTTGGTATTCTATATCAAGTGCAAGTTTGGTATCTCCTATCATTTCAGCCCATTGTTTCTGGATACTCATTTCTTTTTTCCAAAAATCAAACTGGCTTTCAGCCAAATCAATAATCTCTTTTCGTGCTTTGGCTTCATCTTCCAAGCTGTTTACCAACCGCTGCAATACTTTCTCACTTTCCTCCATTTCATTAATTTCTGCTTCCCGCATCTCAGTCAAAACTCTCGCAGCAAAAGCAGCATCTTCAGTGGCTTTTGCCATTTGCTCCCAGTAGCGCAGATGTTTGGTATCTACAGTCCCGCTTGTGCCCAGCCAATTCTCGAAACCGGGAATGTACGGATTGTCCCCAAATCGTCCCCCACCGGCCATGCCCCGCAAGCCGAGCATCCGCGCCGTCTCAGTGGCGTTGTGAACATATCCAGCCCCGTCCATCTTGACTATCTCCGGGCCTTCTTCGCCAACCAGATACATATTCCCGCGAGAGACGGGACCGCCGGATGCGCGGGCAGATATACTAGACAATGAGGATGCACTTCTGAGAGCACCTACCGCACTGCTAATCGCCCCTGTCGCTTGTCCAGCATCCCTAGCCATGTCGCGCAATGTGCGAGAGAGCATATCCACACTGCTTTCAGCATCCTCGCTGCGTGTCGTGGTCAAAGCCAGAGCATCTTGCATATCCAACAAACGCTGGGCATGTTCAGCAAGAAATCCACTACCTTCAGCAGTAATCATGGAATGGCTTGCTGTGGCGTTAATCAATCCCAAAGTAGCCATTTCAGCCTGGACATGCTGTGCGGCAAGTTCAGCAACGGCAGTGGTAGATAGTCCAGTTTCTTCCGCATAATTGGAAATGGCCTGTGCCAATCTATCCGTATCTGCCCCTGCAATATTGATTGCGCTGATAAATTCACTTGAAATCGTATCATTGAACGCCATCATTTCTTCACCGAAAGCCGCTAGATTGTCCGCTGATCCGGTAAAATTCGCTATGGCATTGTTCACTTCTTCATTCAAAATCCCATATGCTTGAACCCACTGTCCGGTAAATTCCGCAAGATGTGCTGCCTGTTCTTCCGTCAACCGATGATAGGCTTCTTGAGTTACCGCCTCATTATCCGACCAATATTCGTTCCATGTCATTCTCAGCGTTCCCAAAGCCTCTCTTGCTTCTTCAGGCAACGCTTTCATGTTCTCGCCAATAACCATACCCATCACGGCGAACTTATCAGAAATCGCCTGACCACCAGCAGCAAAATTCTCCATCGCACCAGCTTGCATGGTGGTCATCTCATTGCCCATTTGATCCAAAACCGAAATAGCTTCAAATGATCCGTGTCGGTAAATATTGACAAGCGTATCAGACAAATCGGTTGTGACGTGGGACATCTGTTCCAGCATCCCCGACCATCGAGCCATTATCTCATGCTCATAATGCTCGAACTCCCCGTAACCTTGCAGTCCGGCTCCAAGCGTGCCGATTGCGCCACCTGTCGGGATGTGCCGCTGCATCATTTCTGCAAAAGCAATAAAAGTACCAAAAGCAGCGCCTAAAGGTCCACTCGCCAATGAGAACATAGCTGTTGCCGCTCCAGCCCCAGCCTGATCACCATCTTTTGCCAGCAACATAGAAGCAAAACCGCCAAGAGCAGACGCTCCTATTTGTAAAGAAGACAATCCACTCTGATTCCATCCTGCTCCTGAATAATTTGGATCATTTAATGCTTGGTGCATTTCCCGAGTAGTATTCATGGAGCTACCGAGATTTTTAGCTGATTCAGCCGCCGCTCCGGTAACTTCCCCCATCTTTTCTACTACTTTTGCAGTATATCCGAGTTTTTCCGCTAATTCTTCAAATCCTAATTTATATGCAGCATATCCTAAAACTTTTCCTCCTAAGCCCAAAATACCCATACTGCTTTCACTGTCTGTTGCTTTGTCTTCAACAGCTTCAGCACCTTTCCCAGTAGCCCAACCAACTAAAGCATTTCCAATTGAACCACCAACAGATTGCCCAATTGAACCAATAATCGGTTTAATGAATATTTCCAGTACAGCTATTTTCGCCCACTCAACAAGAAGTTGAGCGACCATATCTGTAAATGACCTGACTAAAGAATCAAGAAATGATTTCCAATAATTCTTGAATTGTTCTCCATACTCTTTCTTTTTATCGTAATATTCATCTTCAATAGTTCTACGTTTTTCATCATAGGCTTTATCAATTTCTTCTAATTTCTTAGCTAATTCTTCTTGATTTTCTATTGTTTCGTGTGCATTTGTAATTTCCTTTTGTTTCTCTTCTTCCATTCTAGAAATAGCATCTTTATAGTCTTTCTCTATGATTTTTTTCTTCTGATCAGATTCCCAAACAGCCCAATACAAAGAATCTTGAGCTAGAGATTTAGTACTGGATTCAATCGAAGAAACAAATGTCTTAACAATATCATAATACTTGGCCCAAGCTGCTCTCTTTCGATCTAGAGTTGTTTCCAAAGCCCCTAAATCTTTAGCAAGACTTAAACGCCAGTATTCAGACCACGAAGAAGCATTTGCTATTTGATCATTCAAATAATCCTGATTAAGTTTTTTGATTTGATCTATGCGATCTTTTTCTTTTTGAAGTAAAAGTTCCTTTAATCTGTCAACAGCCTCTAAATTTCCTCTTTCTTGTTCCCAAGCAATTTGAGTTTGAATAATATATTTTTCAGCAGTATGTGTTAATTCATCAAAATAATACTTGTTTTGTTTAAGTAATTTTTGAGTAGCTTCAAATCCTTTCACTTCTTCAAAGGAATTTAAAATAGACCAAAGTTTTGCGCCAGATTCCCCACTCGCTTCTAACTTTTGACGTAATTCCTCAACATCATCCAAAAATATTCTTGGCATTCCTGCTTTGAATTTCTCCATATCAAGAAATTCAGAACTTAATTTGAATGCTTCTTTATTTATTTCTTCAAGAGTTTTATGAAATTCTTTTAATGCAGCTTCGGCAGCTTTCGCCGCTTCCATATTCTCAAGTTTCTGTCTAATTTCTTCTAAAACATAAGCGTACTCATGTCCTGACATAGCTGCTAAATAAGCACTAACCGCCCATTTATCAAATTCTTTATCTAATTCAATTGCTTTAACTTCCGCAGCATTCCCCATTAATTTATGAAATTCTAATGTAGAAGCTTGCAATTCTTTATTTAATTTGGCCAGATACTCCCGTTCTCTAATTTCTTTTAATTCTTTAACAAATGGCTCTACTCCATCCATTTTAGCCGTTTTAAATTGCTCTATAACATCCGCAATTTCTTTCGCAAGTTTTAAGTCAAATACTTTACGGGTCTCCCCACGCATTTCCGCAAGAGAAACTGCTAAAGCATGTTGAGCAGCTTCTTGTTTTTTTAATTCAGCGGTATAATCTTTTGTAGTTGCAGTAGAATCTTTAGTTACTTTGGCAAAAGCATCTGCATATATCTGTGCCTTAGCTAATTCCATATTCAAAGGTTCCATTGCTTGTCCAGAAGCAGCAACTTCCTCTTCAAATTCCGCAACAGCTTTTTGTGCCCCTTGAATAGCACTAATCACAGCTACCATTCGTAAAGCATCACCAGAAGCAATTGCTTTATTTAATTCAACATTCAATCCAGCAGCTTTTCCAATAAGTACTTTTCCTTCAGCATCAACTTGATCTGAAATCAAAGATAAATTCGTAACAAATTCTTGATAATTAGTTACGTCAATTGGTTGTGTAAAACGCGCTACTAAATCAGGAATGTCAATACCTATTTTTAATAATTCAGTGCGCAAAACTTCTGCTTGCTCTCCCATCATCCTCATTACAGCAGCAGTTGCTTCCGCACCTTCTTCATACGTATTTGTAATTGTAATTAACTCTTTACTGACATTTTTATTCCAATCACGCACAACAGCATACATACTGTCTTTTTGTGCATCACTAAGTTCATCAAAAAATTTACGAATTTCCGGAGGAATTGTTTGTCTTTTTACAACAACAACATTTTCTAATTTATTTAAAGCATTGTATATTAACTCTACCCATTCATCTAAATGTTCAGATGAAACAGCACCAGATCGTATCAAAACATCTCTAATTGTATCTATCGAATCTCCAAATTCAATGCCAAATCTTTTAGCAACGTTTAAAGCGTTATATAAAATCGCTTCTTGCTGAATACGAGCTTGTTCTAATTTTTGATTTACCTCATCCAATTGTTTTTGAGTAGCTGCTCCAACTCCCAATTCACGATCTTCAGCAAGCATTCCTTCAGATGCCCTTTTCTGAAAATCTAATTTAGTTATTTTAGTATCTAGTTCAGTATAGGCAGCAATCAAAGAGCGTAACGCCTCTTCATTTTTTGCCATAGCTGCACTAAGTAACGCTTCATTTAAATCATCAAAACTATCCCGTGCATTTAAAACAACAGAAGCTAATTCAGGATATTGTTGGATCATTCGTTCTAAAATATGATTATACCCCTGTCCCTTTTTATGGGCTTCTTCAATCTGTTTTCTAAAATCTTCAATTCCATCCGCTTGTTCTTGAGCAGCTTCAGCAGATTCCTTGAGTGTTTGAATCGTATCTTCAACACTATCCTTAAAATGAGAATAAGCAGTCGTAACCGCCGCAATAGCTCCCATTAGCCATAAAAATGGATGAGCTTTAATTAATGTAAATAAACCTGACGTAACTAATGTTAATTTAGCAGTTATTCCAGAAGTTGCCCCAAGAGTAGTAGCATATCCAATAAAAGCTACACGAAGTTTATCAATCCCATTTTTTAATGCATTTATTGTGAGTAAATTAAAAAAAGCCCCACCATATGTAGTAGTCTTTATTGCTTTGATTGCTAACCCTAACGCTCCAAAAGCAAGAGTCGTGGTTGTAACCGCAAATAATAATTTACCACCTATTGTTTCAGAAAGAGAAATTAATCCAGATAAAATAGGACGAATTAAATCAGCTATTAAATGAAGTACTCCCGCAAAACCAGCTTCCCCCATATTCACAGCAAGTAATTTCATTCTGTCAGATACTTGCTTAAATTTAACAGCTAGTCCTTCAGTCTGCACACCAAACATTCGAGCAGCAGCGCCAACTTCATTTAATAAAGTCTGAAAACGAATTAAACCAGCACCACCTTGCTGTGTCAAAACAGCAATTGCAGCAGATGATCGTAATCCAAAAAATCGAATGGCTTCAACAGCGGAAGGGGTGACAAGAGCAACATTATCAATAGCAGTAGCTAATCCAACAATCCTTGGATTAACGTCATCTAATGTCATTCCTGTCGCACGAATAGCAGCAGCAAACTCCTTATTTGGAGCTTGCATATGCATGAAAGTGCGTCGGAGAGAAGTTCCTATCGTACTAGCACGTAAACCAGCATTCGCAAGATGCATGATTGCTGCTGTAGTCTCTTCAAATGAGACGCCAGCAGCATTAGCAACGGGAGCAACATACCCCATTGCTATTTTCAACATATCCAAATTAAGTTTGGATCTATTTATTGCATTTGCAAAAACATCAACAACTCTTTGAGTATCCGAAAATGATAGTCCAAATGCTCGAACCGTAGAAGTTACAATTCCAGCAGCGTCTTTAAAATCAGTAAGTGTACCAGTTGCTAAATGTGCTACGTGTTCAGTTGCTTGAAGAATTTCATTTGTGGTCAAACCCGCTTGACCAAGCGTTTTCATTCCATCAGCAACTTCAGTTGTAGAATATTTAGTTGTAGCAGCAATCTTTTTAATCGACACAGACATCAATTGGATTTGACGATCTGTGGCGTTTGTGATTGCTTGAATGTCTTTCAAAGATTGATCAAATTCAATGATTGCGGTTACTGTTCCCCTAAGTGCGTTTCTAAGTAAAAGAATACCTCCAGCAGCAACAGTAAACGCCGCAAAAGACTTCATTCGTTGAATAACTCTTTGGGTTGCATCCCCAAGAGTATTCATGTGTTGACTTGTTTTTTGAGTAGCTGCTCCTACAGTATTAACAGTAGAAGCAGTTTGTGCCTGTGCTTTTGAAGTTGCCGCAGCATATTGTCCTACAGCTTGTGTGGATTGTTGAATACTAGCTAAAGTTTGTTTCTGTACGTTTAATATTTGACGATTTAAACTAATGATTTTATTAACAGCTTTTTCTAATCCTGCGGTTGGATTAGTAGTTGACAATTTTTTAGAATCCAGCGCACCTTGACGAAACAATGCAAAAAGATTTGCAAGGTCTTGTTGTAATTGCTTAGAGACACCTCCAGCAATATTTATGAATAATCCACCACTAGATGGTTTACTTTGGCCAAAAATAGACATTCTGCTTCCTCACAACAATTATTGTATCGTGCATTTGTTGTGGTTGCGCTCTACGCACATTGAATTACGATAAAAGACCCTGTGCTCTTGTTACTAAATCTTTAAAATTCTTAGCTGCTTTTTCATAATTCACTTCAAACACAATATTAGCAATTTCATAAATTTGATTATTTGTTAATTCATCAAAATCAGGACGTTCTGATTCATCAACAACATATTCCAAAATGACATTTAAATTCTCAAAAATACATTTTTGAATTACAGCTAAAGCATCCGCATTAGTTGCATTCTCAACATTCAAATCGGCATTAATTTCCTCTATCGCTGTCATCAATCTATTAAGTAAGGTAAATTGATCTTTTGCAGAAAGAGGATAAACTGTAATGGAACGTAATTCACGAATGCCCACATCAACTACTTTGATTTCTGGATGCAACTTCTTTTTCTCAGACATTTCAAAAACTCCTTTTTGAGAAACTATGACGGGAAAAAATTAATTGTGTTTACATGTCCACAATTATTCCGAAAGCATTTAATGCGTATAGAACCAAAAATCTCTAAATGCACAACACTTTCGTTACTCACATTCTTGCCAAACCTAAAAACAAAGATTCCATTTGATTTTCTTTGCAATAATTTTTTATTGCATTTCTCACAATAAACCCATGAATGTCCTGTTTGATTAGTTACGTCCATACGGCGCCCCATTTCAACACACTTGGAATCCAAACACTTTTGGATTGATCGGCATTATATGCAATACGACTTTGACCCGATAAAAAAACACACATTCCTCCTGCTTTAGTCCAAGGAACTGTGTATGTATCGTATAAATCAATTTTTCCTGGTTCTAACAACTCAATGACTATATCTCTAGTAGCCGCAAGTTCATCTCCCTCAAAATCATACTTAGAAGTAAGATAAATATACATATATGCTTCACTAACACTTGCTGGATATAATCCTTGTAAAGTTACATTAATATATGTTTTAGGTAATTGTTCGTACTCAGTCCCAGTAATAATCCTATCAAAATATACTGGAATTGACAAATCCGCGTCAATAAAGAATTTTTTTATTGAACGTCGAATGTTTACTTCTTTTAATGTAGCATCCATTTTATAAACCCTTATTCCATTTCTTTCTCAGCATTATCAATTAATTGTTTTAAAAATGGATAAAAAGTTTCCTGTAAAAAACTTTCAGCTAATTGCATCTCAGGATCAGCTTTTCCATCATACTTGATTTCAGCATTATCAAGTAATTTTTTAAGAAAACGCAATTCCTGCAAAGGAAATTCAAGTGTAACCCATATATCTTTCTGCACTACATTAATAAGTCGCATTATTTATGCCCTTCCCATTCGACGCCACATTTTTGCAGTCGCATCCCACATCCAATTAGAGTCACGAATAAATTTTAATCCAAATTCTTCTACAATTTCAATTCCTTTAATTCGTTTCATCTCAGCATTTGTAATAGATGTTGTAGATGCATCTATTACTGAATTTATCATAGTATCCGCACTGCGATTAGGATTCATAGGAGTTCCCGTAGGAGCTTTTCCAGTATTTGTAGGCTTTTTCCCCAAATACGTATCATATCTAACAGCAATTTTTTCTGATGCTAAATCATTGATATCCATCAACCCTTCATAATCAATGATTACAGCTTCATCAATCATACTTCCTAAATTACCAGATGAATTAAAATCACGTAACAATGCATCTATACGTGGAATTAAAAGATTAGACACTTCTGTTTTTAATTGGGGCGCATATGCATTAACCCAACGCACAAAACCAACTGAAAAAAATGGTCGAGGGGGTTGTCCACTAGATGACGTAGCAAATGTTCCGCCCCATTCTAATTGTTGAGCATATTTATTAATGTCAGTCCAATTGCCAATTTTTTCAGAAGATTTTGATCCTTTTGGAATACCTACTCTAAATTTCCCCCCACCTAAATCCGTAACCCCAATAGCACTCACCATACTTTCAGTAGCAATACCCTTAAATAAAGATAACCCCAACTTTTGTTTACGTGCATACCAAGCAGGATGTAAATCAGGAAACATCCATGCATACTCATTTGTTTGAATTGCTTTTTTAATATAAGCAGCAGCATGATTCGCCGCTTTTCTTGTCAAAGAACCCCCGGGACCAAACCAACGAACTAACCCACCCTCTAACAATTTAACTGTTTTTTGGGCATTATTTAATGCTCGATGTATCTTTCCTACATCTTCCCAGCCCACACCGAGCATTGTTGCATGACGACCACCAGCAGCCATAACCTATCCCGTAAATTCTCCCAAATCACAAATTTTAATTCCTTCCAACCTGTTCGCTTCAACAAGTTCAACCATCCATGTTTCCATGTCAGTTGATCTCCATGGAATTACTTCAACAATATCATTTATTTTAACATCTAAATCACTCGAAACAATAAATTTTCTTTTTTTCAATTGGAAACGTCCATAAATATCATTATCTATTAACTTATGTCCCCATTCAAGCATCCCTGAAAACAAACAATGCTCATTTTCTACAACATAATCATACCCAGAAACTAATTTATAATTATCATTACGTCTGGGCTCCCCTTTACGTTTTGAAGAAAAAGTAGAATTACATTTATACATAAAACTTTCTTTTGTAATCACTTCTCCTTCAAAATACTCACTGACATCATTAGAAATTAAATAAAAGGTACCATCAGACAAAAGTTTAATTCTATCCCCTGGTTTAGATGTAGTGTTATAAGCAAACGACACTAAAACTTGAAATTCATTTTCAAATGGAATTCTAGTGCCCCAAAAACGTTTAAAATCTACAAAATCTGAAGTAATAGTTTTTGTTACATGATCATATACTTCACAAGGTTCTCCAACCTCATGAATGACAGATCGAATATCTTCTCCAAGGATATTAGTCATAATTTAATCCTTATTCGCAAACATATGCTCCATAGAATTTCCAAACTTATCATATACAAATCCATTTCTAATATAAAATCCCATTACTCCACTAAAAGGAATGTTCAATAAATCAGGATCAGTATTCAGAGCATTCTCAAATTTAGTATCCATATCTTGAATTAATGTATTGTAATGATTAAAACGATCATTCAAGGATAATTGCTTATACTTGAATCTGTGTGCAGATTGAATACGTAAAATATCCAAACTATGTCGTTTTGCACGTTCAATTATCCATAACTGCAAAGCTGATTTTTCTATTGGAAATGATGTTCCTAATTCCAATACAGCTTGTTCACAGCAAAACTCTAATTCTGCTTCTTGAAACAAAGAAGCAGATGTTCCTAAACTTATTTGAACACGTTCAATAAGATCATCAAGATCAAGAATACTCATAAAACTCTCCTATCCAATTGTCCGTGTCTGATTAGACCAAACTTTGTGTTTGTTCATCATTTCCTCGGTTAATTTATCTTTCTCTTCCTGACTCATCTTAGCATATGCTTCGGGAGATTGAAATATTGGTAAATCTTGGTTTTTCGGTTGCTTCAACTCTCCAGTTGGAGATGGTTTTGATTTCATTTTCACACCATGAATTGCAGCATGAAATTCAAACTCATGATTCTTTATTTCCATATCCTCATTCAATAAAGAACACATTTGCTCATATAAACACGCCACTTGTCCGTATGTAAGGCCACCTTCCCAATAAGACAGAATATTGAAATGTTCTAGTCGATAGCCCGGATAAAATCGAAGTAAACGTGCAATAACTTCATCCGGGTCTATCTTCTTTTTCTTTACGCTGTCTTCATCCCTGGGAACATTACTCCCTTCAGATTGGTCAGGAGGCCCTGGATGTTTTTTCCTGGTTCCTCAAAATTATCCGTGTAAACAATTTTGATAATCTCTGACAACTGATGATTCGTCAGATTATCAATATCCACCGTTTCTTCAGTTACAAATTTCATGAATTCTGGAATATTCTCTGTGATTGTTTCTGCAATATAAGAGAAAAATTCAGCATTGGAAAATTGCTTATCCCTCATTTCACCGAAAAACTTATCCATCAAAGAAGTAAAAAACTCAACCAGATTAGTCTGATCTTTGATAGACAATGGATAAATTTGAATTGACTTGAGTTCCCTAACTCCAACATCTACCTTCCTAATTCTCGGATTCATCTTACCAGCCATAATCATTCCCCTTGTAGATTGAACCTACCCTGTAAAAGTACCAAACAAAATTACGCCGGTTGGCATTGTATTCCAAGCAGCGTTTCCACCATGGATTGCATCAGCATACCTTGATTCAAAAACAGCATTCAAATTTGTTCCATCTGTATTGGTTGGAGACATACTTGCTTGCATTCTGACTATGGCTTTTGGAAAAATAATTGCCATATAATTTTTTTGATCTGGATATACACAGACAGCTTCTACTCGTAATTCAGTTGAATCACCATCCAATCCTAACGGAATAGAACCTGTCAAAACTTTATCATATGCAGTAGAAACAGGATTTAACCCCATTGAAATAGCGAGATTGCGTACAGTCATTTCTTGAAATTGGACACTTAACGATACTTGAGTACGTAAAGGAATGATTTTTCTGTCCCTCTTCCCTAAAATATCGACTTCTTGAAATTCTTGAGAAAAAGAAAACTCCGTAGATGCAAGAGCACCAACGGAGTTAGTAGCAGTGTATGTAAAAACCTGAGTGGCAGTAGCTATATGGGTAGAACTTAATCCACAAAAAACTTTAGCAACCCCTAAAAGAACAGATTGCGTGTATTTCGTTGTTGCCCCAATACGCATAATAATACCTTTGCTTGCGTTTCATTTTTACAAAACCTCTTAGTGGATTACACCACTATTGAACTACTGTTTTGAGAATAACGGGGTGGAAAGAGTTTGTCAACTTGAAAGAACCAGCAGGACATAATTGCCCTGCTGGTTCTGATTATAGATTTAAGTGAAATAGATACGTCCAAGAGGCATATCATCCCAAGCAGCATCACCACCGGTTGTATCGCTATCGGAACGTTTGCTCTCTATCGTAATGGGCACGTTAGCGTTGTCTTCAGCAGCAAAGTTCAGGTTCACTGAAGAAGTGACGTTGGCACGGGGAAAGATAATATACATTTTGTTAGTGCCATTTGGATACGTGTAAACAGCCTCGGCACGAACAAACGCCGGAGCTACCATCGTACCAAGAGTAATCTCGCCACTATGCGCCTCAGTATAACCAGTAGAAGCATCAATACCACGCGCAAACGCCAAGTTGCGAGGATGAATTTCTTTGAACTCGCACTCAAGTTGAGCCGATTCACGAAGAGGAATCGTCATATCTTCCAACATCGGGAAACCAGATTCCAACTTCCAATACTCAACATTAGAAGTGAATGAAGAACTGTTCAATGCACCGAGAGAATCATCAGTCTCATCCAGAACAGCCGTAGTTGATGCAATATTCGCCGCAGACACACCAACCAGAATCTTAGCCAAACCAAGTGCTACAGTACTGGTATCTTTGGTAACAGGACCACTTCTTGCCATAATTAAATCCTCCTAAGTTTTTGTCTTTCGTATTACTTTTCGTTTTGGAGAAGATTCAGTCTTTTTTGCAACTGGCTTCTTCTTTTTCTCCACAGAAACATTTGAATCCTCATCATTATCTGAAGTAACAATCAGTTCTTTATCCAACATTACAACATCTTCAGATAATTCGGGCTCAATTTTTTTAGACTCATCTTCAACCCATTCCAAAACTCGTACAGTCCTTCTTCCAGCAATGGCATCTTCCATGATCATGTCTGGAATTCCTCCGGGGGAATCTACAGAGTAAATCCCCCGGAGGTGTAAAGAACCATCTTTCTTTTTATACGAGTATAGAGTCTGTACTCGTTTAATCTGCATAGAATCCTCCTAGCGTTTCCGCTTTGACTATCGAACTACAAGACGCATAATGGCATTAGGCCAGTACAAAACGGGGAGTCCCTTATTTTGCACGCGCAACCAAATACCATCCGGGTCCCATTCTTCCTTCATGTCAAGATAAGCACCCCAAGTACGATCATTGCCGAAAGGTGCTTCCATGAACTCAGCAATAGGTTCGTTATCAATGGTTTTAGAGAAGAACAAGAACTCATCCACATTCGCAAAACGCTTGCGCATTTGAATGCGGGAAGAACCAGCAACATAGTTAGCCGCAGTTACGCCGCCGCCAGCAAGGGTAATAACATTGGTGGCAAAATTGATCGCCCCAATAGTAGCCGCTTCCCAGGCAAAAGGTTGTCGCATGTTGTACACGCGTACTTGCTGACCGACTTCCATATCCGTAGTGTCTTCAACGGTGAAAGTAGTGGCATTGGTGACAACAGTAACCCAAGATGAAATGTCGAACCACTCATCGTAAATAACCAGATTGCCAATACCGAGCAGATTAGCCAGAACAATAGCGGGTTTGGCAAACAGATCGCCCTCGCCGAAAGTGGACTTCATCAACAAGGTCTGCAACTGAGGATCGAACATCATAAGCTGCAACAGAGAAGTGGTAATGACCGCATATTCCGGTTCCTTACCAACCTCATCCACATACGCCTGACGAACATCGAGAATATCCCGAATAGGCGTAGCAGTCGCACCAGCAACTCCACCGCCGACATCCCAACGATCCGCTCCACCCAAAGTAACCGTATTCTGAGCAGGTACATTGTAGTTGACGGTGAATTTCACTCCACCCTGCGCCTGATAAGAAATGGCATTGGTGAACAACATCTGAGAAATCATCCATTCCTTACGTCGATCACAACGAGCACGAAGCCGTTGATTCTGACGGGCAAGCTGCTTTTCAGCAGTGTAGTAAGTCTGTTCAGTCAAAGGATGACGAAGGTTGTTCAGCAAAACTTCATCCAGAAAGATTTTCTCTTTCCAGTAAGCCGCAGCCGCCGAACCTTCACTATGGAATATGTCATCGCCAATTGCCGGGGACGGAGCACCAGGAGCAACAAACGGAGTCATACCTACACTACCGTATTCTACCTGCCACCTAATAGTATCCGAAGGATACTGCGTGTCCTTAAACAAATTAAGGAACATCAGATTTTCCGGCTTGGGAAACTTTTTATACAACTTATTCAAAGTTTCCAGTTTGAGTACATTCACTCCTTTCATAATTTTATCTCCTTTTTTGATTATTCGATCTCATACGTCAATGCTTCTGACGCAGTATCATTCAGTAAACTCCCACCCTTTGCCGTAATCGTCATTTCTCCAGTAACAGCTTCCCCACTGAAAGTGAGTTTTACATATTCTGGAGCAGCATTGTACGTTACTGCTGACAATACCAAATCAGTTGTTCCTGCTTCAAATAACCAATTATCCGTATCGGTAACTGAACTCGTAAAAGTTCCTTTAGCAGGAGAATCAATATTAAGGCAAAGTTCACCACTGGTTGAACCAGCAGCAATCTCACCACTATATAGGACAAGGGTGTAGCTTGTGTCAGGGTTAATTCCCCCTTCCCTTTGAATATGTTTCAGCGCAAATGCTCCCTTAGAAAGAAGCTCATTGTGTGAAAAATACTCTTCGAGATATTCCAACGTCTTTTTGATTGGAATACCTACTTTGGCCATCAAAGCAACGGAAGCATCTAACATGACAGCCTCCTTTACCTCAATATATAATGGCGTCCATTATTCCCGCCGTCAAGAGTCATACCCATCCGAGTCAAAACGGTAGCATTAATGTTTTCAATAACATCCTCATAAAGAACGGCATTGCTCACGACAACCGAAGCCAAAGCACCATTAAGAGTAACGGTGTCCTCACCCTCGCCAGTATCAATATCCTGATCGAGAATATAGAAAGTAGAGTTGTCAAGAGCAGTCGTATCGTCGGCAGCAGCGCCAGTACGGTGCATCAAACAAGCACCCTGAGCAGTCGTAAACTGAGCAGAAGTGATATTCGCCGTCATGGTGATAAGAGCAGTAGTTCCAGTGCGATTAATTGTAAGAATCGTGCATCGCTCCCAAACACCAGCACCGTTATTGCTATAAAGAATGCAAGTATCACCAACAGCAAAACGATAAGAATCACTGAGACTGATCCGACAAGTGGCATCCCCTGCACCACCAGCCGCATTAGCGGTCAAATAAGATTTACCGATAGGCGAATGATCCGTAGTAGTGGTAAACGCAGCAAAAGGCACGACACGATCATCACCAGCAAGAACAGCCATTACCGTTCCGACATCCAAATGTCCGAATCCACCCCTGACAGTTTTTTCAAGCAGCAAGGCACTTTCTCGCCGAGAGAAAAACAAACGCTTTTTTACAGTGCGGGTCATCCCGGTCAAATTGACCTGGGGAACAGCGCCCCCGAGACCAGCAGTGGTTTTCCCGATTCCGATAGGCATAATCTATCCTCCTAATTTCCGTAAATTGTTAGCTTTGTACGCTGTTGAACATGCGGTCAACATCATCATCCTCAGTATTATTACTGTGGCTCTGACCATCCGCAGCCAGACCCAATACATCGGATTCACTTTCTTCAAAAACCCATTCCTTAACTTCAGCTTCAACAGCTTCAGTAAACTTAACAGTATCCAAAGTATCATTTTCAACAAAAGCATTAAAATCAATGACTTTCTTTACTTTGGAATGCAATCGAGCAGGAATGGAATGTTCTTGCAGTTTTTGATCAATGATCTTTTCTGCACTAGCACGCATGACTTGTTCTTTACGCAACGTTTCTTGACGCTCCAATTCAGACAAGCGCACTTCATACTTTTTGATGGTTTCACTCAAATCAACACTGGAACTTTCCAAAGCACTCTTTTCTTGCTGCAATTGCGTAATTTGATTTTGCAGTTCAGAAAGTTCAGTATCCTTGGATTGCAGTGTCTCCATAACCTCATCGTGCAATTCAACATTAATTTCCTTCAGCTTATTCAAACTCATACATACTCCCTCCTTATTTTCTTCAGTTAATCGCACAATCGAAACTTCCACACTTTCTTCTTCATCTGAAAAAGAAGCTGTGTTTGGATCAGCTCCAAATACACAAACAGATGCCTCTTTAAACAGACTTTTCCGGATAATGCTTCCCGGACCTTTTAATTTGTAACCATTGACTTCGGCTTCGCTACCTTCAGCAAGTTCTTCTATTACTAAAGGACGGATGCCAATTGAGGCTTGATATGGAAATCCCGCATCAAGATTGGATTTGAATTCTTGGGCAGATTCATTCTTCAAAAGATTGATTTTCTCAAAAAACACTTGGTTGTTGTCCAAGCTAGGAGTAGTATTCGCTACTCCAATTTTTTTGTCAAGTTCATGTTGCTCTAAAATCGGAAAACGTTTTCCTTTGAATTGGATTCCATTGACATCAATTGCCAAATCACCACCCCAAAAAGTACGTCCCTTTATTACCTTGCCACTGTAAGCCAACATCGAGAAAGATTGCGTATCATCTTCTGATTCTTTTTCAGACAATTGAATACCCGTATCTTCCAGAAAAACCATTTCCTTTTTAGGAATTTTTAATTCCTGCATGTGCATATTCTCACCTCCTTATAAGGTATTTCAAAAACCCACTTCTTTTTCAATCACATATAAAAATATGATTGTCAAGTTACTTTCCATCATCTTGTTTATCACTGGGGTCTGGTCCACGTTCTCCCTCTGTTTTTTCTTGTGCCTTCTCTTGATCAATTACAGATAATGTTTCTGGTAAAAACTCATCTTCCAATGCTTTTGCTCGACGTAATGCACTATAATTGGGAAATCCAATTCTACGTGCCACTTCATTTCTTGGTATCCCAAGAGTATCGACAACAGAAGCATGTTTACTTCCTAAAAGTGCCTTCGCAATGGATTCCATATCCTCTAAACGAGATACAGGAAGTGCTATGTCTATCATTTTATAGACTGGTTTCTTGATTTTACGTTTGACTGGTTTTTGATTTTTAAAATCTATGACCTCCATTACATTACGTTCATATTTAAAATCAGATCGGGCCAGTGATCTGAGGTAGCAAATTGGTTTCCAAAAATGGTACGTTAAAAAGATTTTAAAATAATGAAGTTCATCATTAATACGATCCCCCTGTGGACCTTGAGATGCTTTCACAGAAGCATACGTACTTCTATAATCACCCAACATCACATCCTGGGGCTTTTGAAGTCCTGAACTAACCATTTGCATAATGTCAGTATCTTGATCAGAAATAGACGCTAATTTAGGATTGATGCACTCAAGCGTCATTCCAGGGGGAAGCACAAGTGTGCCCCCCGCATCCTTTGGCTGCATAATGCCTGTCTTTTTTCGATCTTCTTCAGATAATTGAAGCCAATTTCTAAATGCTTTAATATCTTCCATTTTAATCACCCAGAGATATGCTCCAGATGATTTTTTATGATCAATTTCATACATTTTTAACTTCTCATAATGATTCACCCATTCAATAGTTGTCTTAATATGACTGGCATTACGTTTCGTCATAAATCCAGCATTCCAATGCAAAATAAAGCGTTGATACCCATTTAATTGTTTGAATGGGGCTTTATTTGGATACTTCGCTTTAGCAAATTGTAACTTCTTTTCATCATAACTAGAATGATCTTTTACCGAGGCTTCCAGATCAGGATAATAACAAATATTAATAGATGGAATTAATGATTGAGTATTCGCAACTATGCCTTTTTTATTCATGTTTTCAAAATTCACAACATAAAATAAAGGGAACGTCTGTTTTGTAGGATGAAAAATAATCCCCGAATTATTGTCTCCCCCATTTCCAATTGAAGCTGGAGGAATAAAATCAATTTCTACAAATCCATCAGAATGCAATGTAAAACACAAAAACAACTCCCCTTCAATTTCTTTACGAGCGCAATATTTAGGGAAATTCACATATAAATCATTTCGTGGATCTTCCACAAGTTCATCAATGGTTTCCTGTAAATCATATGTCTGTCCCGTAAATTCAAATCCCCAACCAGCCATTCGTCCAGCAATATCCCGAACATGTGAATTAATCTGAGGATTGCTGTCTGCTTTATTCCAACACTCTTTCTGCAACGTTTGTAAATCCTGCAAATCACCATCCGTTACAATAGGAAATCCATCCGCATCATATTTATGTCTCGTATGACTTCCCATTAACGGAAAAGCAAATTTAGATAGTACCTCATCTGGCATCAACATCAACTTGTCTGCCATTTCTGAACTGGCAATAACATTATATACAGACTTTTCCTCACTCATTGTTTCTCTCCTTTTATAATCCATATGTTAAACGACGCTCATCTGGGATAAAATTTCCAAAAAATGAATTCCCTCCCCTATCCTTAAAATCATCCACACCTAACTCTCTTCCCCCATAAATAGTCCACCCTAAAGCATAAATAGAATCATCTTGTACCCCTTTATTATCCCCCTTTTGAGGACTTCCATACCATTTGGTAGGTGGATGATAATCAAACATTGACAATTCTTCTGACAAAATATTTTCAGATTGAGAACCGGGTACAATAATGTGTGGAGATTTGAAACGTCCATCCTGTAAAATTAAATACAATTCAGAAAATGCCTTTTTCTGTAACATGTAAGTAGGAAATACCGGCTCAAATTTAATTTCATTTTCTTCACACCAAGGAGCCAAATCCCAAGTGCCCCATCGTTCAGAACATAACGAATCAATTCCATCATATTCATTAACTGCTTCTCTAAGTTCTCGTTTAATTGATTCTAATGTAGCATCTTCAACCCATGCTAAATGTAACAATAAATAAATGTATTCATTAATATCTACTGGTTTAGGAACGTAATTTGGATTAGCACTTCCCATCAATCCTTTTGCAACTACTGTTAAAATAGTTCTCGCCATTGGGTCACGCGCCATTGGGTCTGATCTATCCAATCCAGCTAAAATTCCCCATTTAGTTTGATAAATTCTGCCCAATTTTTTTAATTCAGTATGTGTAGCTAACTTAGGCATTGAAATTGTATGAAGTTTATAATAGTCATCCATTGGAATTAATTTACGATGTAATTCTATAATTTTCTGTTCATACACTTCCCTTTTATTTTTACGTGTTCTTTTTCTTTGATCTGCTGACTGATTTTTTCTAAAATCAGTATTATCAATCTTCACTTGATAATTCTGAATATCCTCACAAATACTTTTAACCGTTCCATCATCTATTTTAATCTCATTATTATCTTTAAATCCAAAATAATAAATTGATTTAACAACTGATTCTGTAAATAATTTACCACCTTCCAATTCCCAAACATTTTTAAAATAACGATCAAAATCAGCAGGAGGGAACTTCCTTTTATAGGAATCCAACTGCGCTTTATCCATTAAAGGATGCCAATATTCATCTGGAGTCGCATTTGGAGCACTTCGATAACTAAAATAAGTCAAACGATCATTTTCTTCTTTAGCTCCTTTATAGAGCCGATATAACACATGATCTTTTGTGGATACTGTGCTGTCAATAGTCCCTAGTGCATTAATAATGTTACGTACAGAACCATCCAATTGCACAAAAAATTTAGGGTCTTTCATGTCAAACATTTCTGAAAACGTATATCCAGTGATATTTGAAACAATACCACTGTATGTTGATATAGGCTGAAAAGAAGAAATAACTTCTCCTTTAGAATTTTTAAGAAAAGTTTGTCCTCTTTGAATATTTACTTTTCCAATGACATTTACCAATTTTGGACTATTCAGAAGTACATTTTGAATCATTTCATAATGTACAAATTTAGTTTGATCTTTTGACAATGCTCCAAACACTATTTGCTGTCTTGGAAAACAAAAAAACTTCCATAATTGTATTAAACATACCATAAATGATTTGCCCTCACCTCGCGGCCAGCAAAAAACAATCAATCTATGTACAAATCTCCCATTTCTCATTTCAAGAGCTTCACGAAAAACAACTTTTTGATTTTCCCACATTTGTTTGAATGATTTTCCAGTCCCAGGATCAGGATCAGCACTTAGATCACATGGGTATATCCATTTAGGAACAGGACTATTTGCTTGTGGAACAGCAAAACGCACATTTTCTTCAACAAATGCAATAAATCCATCCGCCCCACTTTGGTAAAAAGGAATACGTGAAAAATCCATTTTGTCCATAAACTATTTCCTCACTTCTGTATTGGGCCTTTCTCCAACATCTCTCAATCCGGCTCTTTGTAATGGACTCAATACCCTGACAGTTATTTTGGGTTCTTTTTTCCTTTTACGTTTCCTTTTAGTAGATTTTTTTAGAACTTTAGGAGTTTGTTTTCGTTTATTTGTATCAAAAAGTGTATTATATTGCTCTATTTCATCTACAGGAATTCCATCCTCACTAATTTCGTCTTCATTTTTGTCATACTGATCCCCATCAAAATCAATTCCCGAGCCTTTTTCGTCACTAACTGTTATATTATTATCATCGTTATTTTTAGGATTATCATTCACGCAGTATAAAGCATCTAAAAACGCATCATCTCCAATTTCTGATGGACTTTTTTCCATCTTGATTCCACTTCCAATATCCCTCCAGACCCCATGAATAGTTTTAATGATTTCTCGTATCTCTTTATACACAGGATTGATTTTGCTATCTCCACGGGCAGAATAAACCATCACATCATTATTTCCGAATTCATACAACTTGAATTTGAACAATTGAGCGTACAGAGGAATCAGAGAAAATCCAAACTTAATCACATCCTCATGTTCATTTCTCTTGTCTTTTTTCATTTTGCGAGCAAATGCGAACATCACATTTCTTATATAGCGCATTTGCATAACGCATTTATCCGTTCTTCCAGCTTTTCCCAATCCCTCTTTCCCTTCTTTCATTGTCCATTTTCGTACATATGTACAACGATCATACACAACGCACTTTTCGTATTCACAGGGAACAGCAAAATCCCATGCTACAAGATAAAAATCATTGACTCCATTCGTATTCCAACTTCCTTTCTCCAATCGTACCTGTCCAACTCGATTCCTCAAATCTCCAATTGCAGGAAGTCCATTTCCTTGAGCATTATGTGACATAATAAATTTCCCTTATCAATCCTTTTTATCTACTCAGCAGGAATCATATCTTTTCCAATCCGAGTAGAGACTGTTTTGATTTTACACACACTAGCAGGAAACAGAACAAACGCATTCCCATCCTCCCCAACAAACCTCAAATCCCAAAAACAATTCACATCCCTTCCCACATCCATCTCCATACTATCCTTCGCACTAATCGTAATCGTCAACTCCTTCTCAATAATATCCAATTCCAACCCACTTCCATTCTCCGTCTCTTCCTCAGTATCAATCCCAAACAAAACCCCACTCTCATTCAATTTCTCCCTAATCTGCATATAAACATCATATCCATCCAAATCCACATCAATTCCACTCAAATCCACAACCTCCAAATAACTCCCCCCTACAACAATCTCCATATCCATAATACCCCTCCAATAAAAAATTTACATTTTTTTACAAAAAAACCCACAAAAATATAAAAAATTCACATAAAAATCCCTTCAAATTCATAAATAAATCAATGAATTTCATTTGTCAAAAAATCAGAACATAATGTCATAACTTTTAAAAATAGCTAAGAAACGTAGTGGAAACGCATATCAGTGTAATAAATTTACATAGATGATTTCAATATAGTTAAACATGTCATTTAAATCATCTAAAATGTCAATACTTTCAAAAATAGCTGAGATTTGTGGTGGGTACTCTCACGTAGGTTATATACACATATTCGTGCTCATTTGCGTAGGGGGTTGGCCTCCTACAGAGTGCACAAGGTTTGCCTCGAAAGAGGCACCCGGGCGCTTCCCAAAGGTATTGTGGGAGGCTCGAGGGAATACAAGAGCAACCTTTATTCCTTGTCTGGGAACCTGCCTAGTTCTTTGTCATAGCGTATCGAATTAGATACTTATCCCGTAGGGGTTGCGCACAAGGTTGTTTCACTTTGCGCAACCCCCCATATAGCAACCTCCTACAAGGAGGAGGAGGAAAGCATATGGAGAAGGGATTAATCAGTTCGAATACAGCCCCCTAATCAACCCCCCCGAAAGGTGCCAAGTCCCATACATCCCTTTCCTTTCCTGTTCTTTCCTTCCTGCCTTGTGCGCTAGGAAGGAACAGGGACAAGGCAACCCCTCAAGGAATAGCAACCCTTGAGGAGTTGCCTTGGTTCCGTATACGTCAAGCTTTATATCACTTTGTTTGTTTGCGAGAACAAACAAGGAAAGTGCCCAAAGGGCAGAAACAACCCCTAGCAAGGAATTCTGCTTGAATAAGAAAGTGACAACCGACGAAAACAAGGAACAAGATACATTAAAGGACATTCCATCCGATAGGGGAATTTGATAGGATAGATAAGGTAAAGCATACGAAACAATAAAGGTTGTCGTATGTTTTGGGCTTTGTTTAGGGGTTGCAAGGTGCCAGGTTGTATACTGGAACCTTGCAACCCTTGAAAGTTTAAGGATTATGCTTTGAATTTTCAAGGGTTGCAATGAGGCAATCAATAAACAAAAGGAAGGATATATGAACAAGAAACAGCTTGAAAAACACATTGCACAAGAAATTGAGAGTATATTACGAATTATGTCTAATTGTAAACAAGAAACAGAACAAGGAAAAGCGGATTATCATTATTATCAAGGGCAATATCATGCTTTATTGGATATATCAAGGCATATAAAGTAAGGTTATATCTTGAAAGGCGGGGCTATTTTTCCCCGCCTTTTATATAGATGCAATCTTGCATCCAACCCGCAACCCTATTGGAGGGAATTATGTCTACATTTACGATGGACCAGGTAGTGGCAATGCCGGAAGAATCCATGAATAACCTAAGCAAAGCAGAATTGACAGGTATCTTGGGAGAATTGTTTGAATATCCTTCCGAGGATACGGAAGGCCCAGCACGCATGTTGCGCCGGATGCTCCGTGCAGAAATAGGTGCCGAGGTTGCGAACCGGGCCCGGGTTGTGGCCGAGAATCGGAAGACCCGTGGCGCTGGGAAAGTGAAGGATTCCGGTCCTTTGTATACGCGACGGGCAAAGTCCATCCGTCGCGTCCTGGGCACGGACAAAACCCGCTGGGATATGGACAACCCCCCAGTATTAAACGAAAAGGGGGGAGTTGGGGCGGAGTTTGCCGACAATCTTACAGACATTGATCTAGAGACTCTCATATCAGAATTATCCTTTTGCCCAGAGGAATTTGAAGCCCGTTGGAGGTATGATAGGATTACTTCGGTACTGGGTGCCCTGTACAGGGCCGAATTGCTAGATGGAGACTTTGCCGCCCTTTTGGAAGGGTTGGCTGGGGAACTCCAGTAATTGATTATTGGATACTGGGCCTGGGGATTCCTGGGCCAAGTATCCATCCATGGATGCAATTATATTGGGTACATGGATGGATGCTTTTCTGCATCCTTTTCCTGACAATCCTATAACCATATTCTGGAGGTACTGTTATGCGAACTGTAACCGATTATTCTGTAATTGGCATTGCTAGGAATTCCAAAATTTCTGTAGGACGATCTCCGGACCCGAAGCCTGCTATCGGGAACTCCGTTCCCGTAATCCGTATTCCCAGGGGGGCGTGCCCTGGAGATGTAAAGCGCCTGGCATGGACAAGGTTTGGGGAGGGCGCATGGCGTGCATAGTAAAGTTTTGGAACGAAACCATAGGGAATGTCTGCGGATATTCCCTGCAACCAAATTGGAGGATATTATGCGACATCCAACTATTATAGACATGATTCGACACCACCTGAACCCTCTCCACATCCGCTGCCGGATGATGGGGATGGGTTTTTCCCGGGACGTATGTCTCCGGGTTTGTTCTTGGTATGAACGCCGGGTATATCGCCCGGTACTGGGATAGTTCCTGACCCGGTACAATTGCGCCAGGATGCCGCTATACTTCGGTATGGGCGTATTCTGGCTGATCCGC